GTGATATACAGCTATTTTCCGGCGGCATTACATGGGCCGACCACGATTACGATGAACGACGCGGCGAAGTGCTGCGGCCGTTGAATCAGGATCGGATGGGCCTGCCAAAGGGATACGAGGTCCGAGACCACCAGATGGCGATGCTGGCCGAGGCCTTTTATATCAACAAGCTCACCTTGCCGCCGCCCGAGGGCGATATGACGGCGTTCGAGACAGGTCAGCGCGTGGAGGAGTACGTCAGGGCAGCCTTGCCACTATTCGAGCCGATGGAGCATGAATACAACGGCCAACTTTGTGAAGATACCTTCGACGGCCTTCTGCGCGCTGGCGCTTTCGGATCCCCGCAGGACATGCCGCGCGAGCTGCAGGGACGCGATATTCATTTCAAATTCGTGAGCCCGTTGCACGAGGCGATCGAGCGCAAAGAGGCTTCGACCTTCCTCGAGTCTGCCGATCTGATCGAGCGGGCTATGAGCTTCGAGCCATCGGCCTCGGTACAGATGGACACCGGCACCGCACTCAAAGCGGCGCTCGAGGGTATCGGCGTGGAAGCCAGACATTTGCGCACCCAGGATGAGATCGACGCGATCTTGCAGGCCAACGCCGAACAAGCGAAGCTCGAGGAGGATGTCGAGCTCGCCAAGGGTGGGGCTCAGTCCATACGTGATTTGGCGCAAGCCGAGCAATCAGTAGCAGCATAGGGAGAGAAAAATGTATTTGTGCGTCTTAAAGCAAAAAACGGTGGTCACGCGGGCCGTCAGGGGGCGACCAGAGATCCCGGCGATTGAAGCGGTTGCGGCCGATCCCGAACACGGCGTCGAGGGCGTCGTTGCAGTGCCGGGTGTGCCTGCGGTTGAGGCGGTTCCGGCCGTCATGGGCCGGTCAGTGCAACGCTGCGGCATCGAGACCAGCGTGGAGCGAATGCAGGCGATCCTTAGTAATCCCGATGTTGACGCCGAGTATTACAAGATCATGATCGACTCGGATTTCGAGCCGACGCTTTCTAAGGTCTCGGTCTCCGGCCACAAGCCGAAGATGGTAGAGATTCCGATCTTGCAGGATGCTGACGGCAACGCGATTGAATGACCCAGATTCGAGAAACGATCAATGATTGCAAGCCTCACAAAAATCCTCTGGTGCGCCCAGACTACACGGAGGCCGAAATTCAGGCCCTCCGTGCGGTTTGGCTCGGCAATGCGACTGCCCGCCAGCAAAAGATGGCCATGGAGTATATGATCCGTGCCTTCGGTACACACGACACCAGTTTCAGGCCGGGAGATCCGTATCTCACAGCCTTTGCAGAAGGCCGGCGCCATGCCGGCACCACTTTGGTATGGATGCTGAAGGCGGCCCCAACACGGACAGACCCAGACAAGGTGGCAGCTCGCCACACTGAGCAAGGATAAGAAAATGGCAGATCCAGTAACATTCATTCGCCCCGGTGAGGATCACTGGTCACACGGCACACTGGCCGCAGACGGTGAGGCACTGAGCGACGAGAACGCCGAGGCGTTGGGCAAGTTCGAGACTCAGCAAGCCTTTGCCGATCATTTTTTCAGCACCCGTAACGCTGACTGGCGTGAGCCGATCGCAGGCGAGGACAAGAAATTCCTGTCCGAGCTGCAGCGTTACAACGCGCCGGTCGACCTTGGAAACTCGTGGCGTGAGCAGCGCCAGACTATCTCTGCCGGCCAGCTCTCCAAGCCGCTCGGTGATGAGCCGAGCGACGAGGATCTGGCTGCATTCCGCGAGGCCAACGGCATACCCGCCGAGGCCGCCGGCTACTTGGAAAACCTGCCCGATGGGCTGATCGTAGGCGAAGATGACAAAGAGTATTTCGAGGATCTCATGGGGGCTCTACACGCCAAAAACGCTCCACCTGCCATCGGCCACGCCATCATCAACTGGTACAACGGCTTTGCCGAGCAGCAGCAGGACGCCCAGGCAGAGATGGATGACACGCAATCAGGCGAGTCGGTCGATAAGCTCCGCGAGGACTGGGGCTCGGACTACCGCGCCAACATCAATCTGGTCAATGGTCTGATCGCATCGACCTTTGGTAAAGACGCGGCAGACCAGATCCTCAACGGCCGTTATCAGGACGGCAGGGCCTTCATGAACGATCCGGCAGTGCTCAAGGGCTTTGCGGAGATCGCGCGCAAGATGAATCCAATTATGCAGATCGACGCACCGGGCACCAGCCACGAGAGCACCATGAACGACGAGATCGCGGAGCTCGAGAAATACATGCGCGAAAAGCGGCACGAGTACAACAAGGACGAGCCGGCGCAAGCGCGCCTGCGCGACCTCTACGAGATCAGGTTGCAACACGAGGCGGCATAAGGGACTTAGCCATGGCCAAAATGTTCAGGAAATTAGGCATCAATCTGCCTACCAAGCCCAAGGGTGGGCAAGGCTCGCAGCAATACACCGGCAGACGCCCTGGAGGCGGGATCATTCCCAGTAACCCCATTGATCCCGGCATAGATCGAGAGCCAAGGCGTGAGCGCAGCGGCAGAACAGGTGGCGTCAGGTCGCCTCTGGGAGTAAGGCCATGAGCGGGCTGGCCACAAAACTACACCACTTCGGCCGGCGATACGGCGGCTGGGGCTTAGGCGTCGGCGTCGGCGCAGGAACTCAGCACATCTCCGAGAACATCCACAACAAAAAGAAAAGCAGGCACCCTGGATTCACTAAGTTCATACGGCCCAAGGGCGTCAAGCATCGCTCGCCGAATCGCGCCAAACCGGGAGGCTGACATGGCCGAATACGCACCAATGACCAGTTATGCGCCGAGCAAAAAGAAAAGAAAAAAGGCCCGCACCGTGCTCAGTAGGCCCAAATATAAGCGCGGTCCCACGGGTGGCACCAAGCATGTAGTTGCATCTGAGGGCGGCTCGCTGTAGATTTCGCCTTAACCACATCAGGTCGGCCACCCTCCTCTGAGCCCCGACCGCCTCCCGGCCCCTGAGACCGGAACCTGCAGCCCCGCAAGGACACCCTGCAGGCCAGCACTCAGGACACCCCGACAAGTGGAATAACGGATTATTCTTATTTCGGGAGAGCCGTAATGGCCGAAACAGCGTTTCAAATTCAATACCGGCAGGAATTCATCTCCGGTTTCGAGCAGCTCCAGTCCCTGATTCGTGGGTTTACAACCACGGAAGCCGTCATTAAAGGCAATCAGGCAACCTTTCTGGTAGCTGATTCCGGCGGCGCAACCGCCAAAACTCGCGGCGTCAACGGGTTAATCCCGGCGCGCGGCGACAACCTGAGCCAGCCGGTCGCTACTCTTGTCGAGTGGCACGATCTGGTTCGTAAGACGGATTTCAACATCTTCGCATCGCAGGGTAACCAGCGCGCGATCATGCAGAAAACCTCCATGGGCGTCATCAATCGTAAGATTGACCAGGACATTTTCGGCGAGCTGGCCACCTCAACGGTCAACATCGGCGCCGCAGTCGTGGCAGACACGCTCCGCACCCTCCGCTCGAAAACGGTACTCGGCAACAACGATGTGCCGTGGGATGGCAACATCACGTTCGTCGTGACGCCAGCCTACGAGGCCTACATGATGGGCGAAAATGACTTCGGATCTCGTGACTTCACGATGAACGGGCCATTTGATAACGCCGATCCTGCATGGCGTGACCGGCCGCAGTCTTATCGCTGGCTGGGCATCAACTGGTGCGTACATCCGAACTTGAACGGCGGCGGCGGCCCTGGCTCGGCGACTGAGGAATGCTATATGTTCCATAAGTCGGCGATTGGCCATGCGTTCAATGCAGACGATCTTGAGGCGAGGGCGGGCTACGACGAGGAGCAAGATTACTCGTGGTGCCGTACCTCGATTTACATGGGCTCACAGCTTCTGCAGAACTCTGGTGTCGTGATCGTTGCGCACGATGGTTCAGCTCTCGCTGCAGCATAGGAGATAGACAAAGCATATGGCTTATAATCCAGACAGCTTGAACTGCGTCAATCCACGCCTCGGCGGCGGCGACGATGCCTTAAAGCTCCAATCAGCGACCTACCACTATCGTTCAGTCGATGTGGCGGCCACGGTGATCGCGGCTGGCTTTATCGACAATGGCCTCGATAATGGCATCAAGGTCGGTGATCTGCTGGTTGTTCTCGACCAGACCACACCGCTCGCGACCACACATATCGTATCGGTGGTCGATGCCGCTGGTGATGTAACAGCGGTATAGCGATTGGCGTAGCAGTACGCTTTGCGCGACAATGCGAGGGGCAGACTCATCAGGGTCTGCTCCTTTCTTGTTTGGAGATGACGAATGGCTAAGAATGCAACAGTGAAAGCGGTCGAGCGGCGAGACAAAGCTGCCGCGAAAAAGACCGAGGACAAGCCTGTCGATGTAGTGACTGGCGAGCCCGTAGATCTACCGGAGGCGACCGCAGTCGAGGCCGCACCGGAGCCGGCAAAAGCCGAGCCAGTCAACCTGTCGCGCTGGGGCCTTGCTGACGAAAAGAACACCCGCCATCGGGTTGACGTCAAGCCTGATGTGACGCCCGACCAGTGCATGGAGTCTGGATTCTGGACCCACATATCAATGCACTTTATGCCCGGCGACACCATCACCGTGCGGCCAGAGAACAACGAGTGGGAGCTGGTGCTCCACGTTGTAGACTGCGGCCCACAATTTGCCAATGTCGTGAAAAAGCATTTTTACGAGCTCGTGCCTACGACCAATATGGCGCCCGTGAGAACGGACTACAAGGTCGAATGGGCTGGAAACGTGCATAAATGGCGCTTCCTGCGGCTTGGCAAGATGATGAAAGACGGCTTTGCAACCAAAGAGCTGGCAGCCAGAGCTGCCCAAAACCACCAGATGGCGGTGGACCGATAGCCGTTTACGGACGAACATTATGCGCAGGGATGCGCTGGCTGGAGTAAGACATGCCCGATCAACTCTCAATTTACAACGGCGCCCTGACGGTGGTTGGCGAGCGTAAGCTGGCCGATCTCAACGAAAACCGCGAACCACGTTTCAAGCTCGATGATGTCTGGGACAACGAGATCATCGACCGAATGCTGCACCTTGGCCAGTGGAATTTCGCCGCGCGCTCTGTGGAGCTGACATCCAGCCCATCAGTGACGCCATCATTTGGCTACCAGTTCGCGTTCGACAAGCCACAAAACGATTTCATCAAGACCATGCAGGTCTGCTATGACGAGTATTTCAACCTGCCGATCACCCGCTACTCCGACGAGGGCCAGTGGATTTTCTGCGACACCGAGGTCATCTATTTCCAGTATGTGAGCTCCGATGCCGAGTTTGGCGCCGACTTCAGCCTGTGGCCGCCGAATTTCACCGAGATGGTGGAGCACTACATGGCCTACAAGGCCGGCCCGAGGATGATCGGACTGGATGTCTCCGAGCGCACCCTCGAGGTCAAGTGGGAGCGCACCCTGCTCAAAGCCAAGTCCTCTGACGCCATGGAGTCGCCGGCCAAGTTCCCGCCACGGGGCGGCTGGGCAACCTCCAGGCAAGGATTCAGACGCGCTGATCGTGAGCGTGGAAGCCGCACTCAACTGATCGGCTAATGGCCAACGATGACCGAACTCTGCTCGCCTTCAATCGGGGCGTAATGTCCCCGAGGGGCTTGGCTCGCATAGATCTTGAGCGCATGTCCATGTCGGCTGAGACTCAGACCAATTTTCCGCCGCGCATTCTGGGCTCCATGATGCTCAGACCGGGCATGGAATTCATTGACGAGACTGAGGGCAACGGACCGGGCCGCCTGCTGTCGTTTACCTTTTCTGCCGATGACACCGCCCAGCTCGAGCTCACCAATATTCTCATGCGAGTGCGCATCAACGATGAACTGATCGAGCGGCCCACGGTGACGGCAAGCATGGGCAATCCACTGTTTACGTCCTCGGTGCCGGATGCGAACTGGACGGACGAGTCTGATTCTGGTGGCACCGCCACATGGGACGCAGCGGGTTACGCGCAGGTATTTGGCGATGGCACTGATTTCGGCCGCTACGAGCAGGTCGTGACCATCAATGGTGGCGATGTGCTGATTGAACATGCGGTCAGATTCACGGTCACGGACGGCCCGCTGCTGGTAAGAATCGGCACCAGCTCCGGCGACGATGATCTGGTGGCCGAGACACGGCTCGATTCTGGCATTCACTCGCTGGCGTTCATTCCCGGCAGTGGCACCACCGACGCTTATGTGCAGTTTTCCAATGAGAGGGAGTTCATTGCGTGGGTCGACTCGGTCGACATCGAGACCGTGGGCCCGATGGAGATCACCACGCCCTGGGCGGCATCCATACTGAAGTTTTTACGCTGGGATCAATCTGGCGACGTCATCTATCTGGCCTGCAAAGATGCTCAGTCCCAGCTCACCGATGCCGAACTGCTGACAAAGATCGAGCGCCGTGGTAGTGGCCGCTCATGGTCTGTGGTTTCCTACCGGCCCGAGGACGGCCCGTTTCGCATTCAGAACGTGTCAGGCACTCTGCTCGATGTGAGCGCGCTCATAGGCGATGTGACGCTGCACTCGAGCCTGCCGTTGTTCAAGCAGGAACACGCTGACAATCGCTCGCTGTGGCGTATTGCCTCGAGCGGCCAGACCGTCACCAAGGACACCTCGGCTGATAATGGTGATTTCACCGACTCGATCCGCGTGGTGGGCTCAGAGAACGCTCGCATCTTCCAGCTCATCATTGAGGGCACCTTTACCGGCGAGGTGCATCTGCAATTCTCATTCGATGACACAAACTGGGTCGATCAGGGCATCTCGTTTACAGCCCCTGTCTCAACCACTTACGACGATGGGCAGGACGATCAGATCATCTACTACCGGCTGATCTGCAAAGTCGGCAATTTCGGCTCCGGCACCATCACCATGACGCTGGTCTATGCCGGCGGCTCGATTCAGGGCATCTGTCGAGCTCGCGTATTCACTGACGAGCAGAACATGAGTGCGCAGGTCTTGAAGCCTTTCGGCTCCATCGACGCAAGCCGTGACTGGTGGGAGGGCGAGTG